TGTTGCGAATGGGTTTGCAACCATTCCGTAACGTGTCTTGAATCCAATCTTTGGTTGGAATGTGTACTGGTCAACTGCACGAACCATTTGCAGAGGAACGTATGGGCAATAGAACAGGCCTGCGTCATAAGGAGAAGAACCCTTATAACCAACTGTGACCAATTCTTGGTTAGATGTGTATCCACCGAAGTATGGGTCGATGTAGACCTTAATACGACCATGTAACAGACCAGCAAAAGTATTGCCAGTGTCGTCAACTTGCAGGTCAGCTTGCAGAGCAGGTGTATATTGCAGAACACCAGCCATAGCCATAGCGGAAGCAACGTCTGAAGAAACGATCAGAACGTTGCCTTTGCCTCTACGAGTCTGCTTGGCGATGACGTTAGCATCACGTTCGATTTGGAAGATCAGACCCTTAAAACGCTCAACAGACCAACGACCGTTAGAGTCGGTGTCTAAGTCGAACACACCAGCGGTTGTTGTACCATACTGAGCACCGTTAACAGCGCAAGTATAGATGGTACGGATAACTTCACGGTTGATCTCAGCTAAGATTTCTGTAGACAGAATGTTTGACAATTCTGTTTCAGCATCCAGACCATGAATTGCTTTCAAGTCTTGAGCGAGTTCAAGTGAGTACTCAGCCTTCAGAGCGCGAGATTGAGCGGTAACAGTAACCTTCTCGATGCTGAATGCCATCTGGTTGAACATACCTGTGTCAGTGTCTGCACCCAGACCTTCTGCACGTGATGTTGTCATGCCGATACCAGTTGTGTAACTGTTGGCGGTGAAGTCTGCAACAGAGTTTGTTCTAACGTCTGTTGTGTTGTTACCACGGAAGCCGTACAGGTTACCAGAAGAACCAGCACCTGAGAACAGTGTGTTGGCTTCATTGAAGAAGGCTTCGTTTGTATTGGAAGGACCGCCAGACTGTGTGTCGTAACGAGCGCGCATTGCAAAGATCAGTCCTGTAGGACCAGTCATTGGCTGAACGCCAGCAACATCATAAGCAATCAGATTAGGCAGAGCCCGACGAACCAAACTAATTAAGATTGGGTCGTAATTAGAAATGCCAGAACCTGTAGCATTCACTGGTGTAGACGAATAGGTTGTCTCATTCAGTTGTGATGCGGATTCGTGCATAGCTAATTGTTGGTTTTCCAACACTAATGCAGTAACGGCCTTTTTATATGGATCCTTGATAGACTCCAATTCTGGATGTTCCAGAACAGGTTGCCATTTTTTTTGTAATTCTTCGGATAGAAACATTGAGTTCTCCTTGTGAGTTTCTAATATTGGTAAATTTTATTTAGCCAAAGATTTTGAGATTGTTTTTGCATACATGTTAATCGTTGGATCGGAAGAAGCTTGTGGCTTCTTTTCATCTTCGATCTCCACTTCTTCGTTCAAAGCAGAACTATCTGCTGACTTAACTTTTGAACTGAAATATGATTGTCTCAGTGTAACAAGTTTGTCTGCAAATTCTTCGTCTGTGGAGAAATCAACACTCTCTGCAAGTTGTTTCATTTTTTCCACTTGAGTCTGCGTTAGGCCCTCACATACTGCATGTATAGCCTCATTCTTTTTGTGTTCGTTCAATTCTTTTTTCAACTTAACAGCAGATTCGATCTGTTCGTTGATTGTAGATTCCAGTTCTTCAACTTTGTTTGTCAATTCTTCGACAACATCCACTTTTTCTTCTGGAATATCAATGTAGTGTTCTTTAAACAGGTTGTGCAGCCCACTGATGAAATCTTCAACGATTTCGGCACGCAGACCTTTTTCGATAGCCAGTTGGTTATCTTTAACCCATTCTTCTGCCATGTAATTGATGTAGTCATCTAACTTTGTTGCCAGTTCGTCTTTGACTTCTTCAACAGCCAGTTCGAACTCTTCGTACAGAGCTTCTTCAACTTCTTCAACGATTGCATGTGAACGTGCAATAACGGCAGCTTCAAAAATTGTTTGTGCTTTCTCTTTGAATTCTTCAGAGAGATTTTCGCCAGAAAGAAGTGCATCAACGTCAGCGTCCATGTCTTCTTTCATTTTTTGTTTTTTCATCATCTTCTTAATCATTGCTTTGTCTTGAGCTTCGTCCTCATGACCTTCTTTTTCTTTCCCATGTTCAGCTTCTGCAATAACTTCTGAATCAACTTCAGCTTCTTCTGGAACTGCGTGAAATACTGCGCCAGGATTCGATTGCATTGTTTGTGTAGCTAAACGAGCTTTAACGCGATCACGGATTGAAGCATATTCTGTTGCATCAGCTTGTGGTGTGCTTGTCAAATCTTTACGACCATCTGTCTCTGCTGGGCCAGATAGTTTTGTACCAGGCTGAGCACCAACGGGTGGTGTGGCGCCAGGAGGTGTAGCTGTTGGTGTGCCTTTTGTATAGTCTGGTTTGTCGTCGTCTTGTTTATCAACGACACCAGCAACTTCGCCAGCTTCTTTTGTGCCATAAGCAACAGCTGGGTTCAGTTTTTGTGGCGCATCTTGACCGCTGGCTTTTGCTGATACATTACCATGCAAAATGTCTTTAGCGGCTTCTGTCAGATTAAATTTTCCCATTTTGAGAATCTCCTTGATTTTATATTGGATATTTATAATTAAAGTTTTTTGATGAAGTTTTCGAATATTTGTAAACTAACTTTTTCGATATCTTTACGAGAAGCCTTTTTAATTAACTTCTGTGATTCTTCGATATGTTGTTCTGTCCAAATGCCGTTAACATACATCCATTCTTTACCTTCCATAATGCCTTGAACAAAAGCTCCAGGCGCAGAAGGATCTGCTACAATATCTGCCGCTGTGGCCAGATGAAAGTCGTCTTGAACTATATTGATACCATTGACAGCTTTCAAAGAACCCATACCGCGTGATGACACACCTAACTGTGCGCCACCTTCAATAAGATTCTTTGCAATGTTGCCCATTGGTGTTTCAAGAATTTTAGCTTTGCCTATCCAATCATTACCTTCTTGGCGTAAACCCACGATTAAGTGAGAAACGCGGTCGAGGTTAATTGAAGGTGTATCTGGATGTCCCAGTTCACCAAAGGCACGATTTTTATTGATGTATTCTTCTGTATAACGAGAAACTTCTTTACGCATTGTTTCTTCTTTATACATACGTCCATTTTTATTTGTTTTTTCAGAAACAAGGAAAGGACCCTCAATGAAAAGGGTTTTCTTTCCATCTTTTTCTTCTGTTAAATAATTTACAGACTCCACTATTTCTTTAATGAGTTTCATTTTCTGCCTTATCTTGGTGTAATATCGTAAGGATAGTAATTGAATGCTGCTGGATCATTGAACTGGCCGCGCTGGTAGTATTCGTTTTCTTTACGTAGTTCAAGAATGATAGTGTAAGTTGAGTTTGCGACTTGACCTCTTGTTACTATACCAATGTCTCCATTGTTGAACGCTGTTTTATCGGTATTTCTGATAGTAATCCAATTGCCACCTGCATCATATTCACCATTACCTTGCAAGAACATAATTGGAACACCTGCATTTGCTAATGCACTCGCGGTGTTTGACCAATATATTTGAACATCTCCTGTTCCAGTATATGTATCATACCATACACGATTAACATTTAAACCGTAATATGATAAGGTTGTATTTGCTGAACCGCCTTGAGAATTTGCAACCAAATAACCATTTGTTGCTAGAGCACCATAAAGTGTGTTTGCAGCAATTCTTGCGGTATTGTTTTCTTGTCCAGACCCATCGAATTCCGCTGTCAATTTAATAACTGCAAATTGTGTGTCATCTTTTAGGACTTGATAAGAATATTTGTTAGCCATTTTTTATCCCTGAAATTATTTTAGGTATTTAAGCGTTTTCAACGGCATCTTCCGAATCTTCTGACTCTTTTGGTGCAATTAATGTTTTTGCAATAGTTTGTTTGTGTGAATCGATATGTGCCATTACTCTATCTTGAATGGCAGAATACAATGCATCACGCATATTCTTTGCGTCACCTTCATCTGCAAAATCAACTATAGTTCTTGTTACTTCGTTCATGGTCTTCTCCTTATAATATACGTTTCAATTTAGTGAATGTGGCATTTTCCAAACTCAAGTCGGATCTAGAATTTGTTTGTTTCTTTTTGTCGCTTGAACTATTGATCGCCGGTGCTTGTTGTTCAGGTTGTTGCGCTTGCATATCTTGCTGTATCTCAGCCTGACCTTGAGCCATTTGCAACTGTTGCTGAGTCTGAATGTCTCCAGACATTTGTTGCTGTGCAACAGAGTTTGTTACCTCAACTGGTAAACCTAAACCTTGTTCTTTTTCAAGATCGATTTGTTTCTGCATATCTTCAATCTCATCATCAGTTAGGCGCAACACATTCTGTTGAATCCATTTTTGTGAGAAATAACGACCAGTATAAGGATCTACAGAAGACAATAATGAAAGTCTTTCTCTCATTAATTCTGCGTCTTTGAGTTCAGTGAAGTTGTTGTCCTGTATAAAGTCAAAATAGATACTTTCTTTGAATGTGTCCCATTCTTCTGCACTACAAATTCCTTTAAGTACACATTGCACACGCATTGCTTGATCAAAAACATCCGAAAACTTGTTACGCATACGAGCAACAAACTTAGAAAATTTAATTTCATCTCTCGTAATTTCTGATGAACGACCCAAAGAGAAAGTTTGATTTGTTTCTAATCTAGAAACTGGAACACTCAATGCGCCATACAACTTCTTTTGAAAGTATTTAACATCTTCCAATTCACCCAGGTTTTGACCACCAGGCAGTGTAGTGATTTCTGTGCCTTTGCCGCCTTCTCTGCGTGGCAACCAGAAGTCTTCCATCATTGATAAGAACTTTCTGTCATCACGAATTTCACCAGTGTTTGCATCATATACAAGTTTGTTCTTGTATTTGACCATAATGTCACGCAGATATTGTTCTGCCTTTAACTTTGGCAAGTTGCCTACGTCGATGTAGAAGATACGGCGTTCTGGTGCTCTTGAGATGCGGTAAATAACTGTTGCGTCTTCAATCATTCGCAACTGGTTTAAAGGTTTAATTGCTTTATGCAGATAACTTAATACCACTGCACGCCGTGAATCCATTAGGCCCGAGACTACTGAGATGATAGAGTCTGTCGTGATTCTAACACCGACTGGACCATAGTTGGAAGAACTTCCGGTAACAACCTTGTCATTGTAAAGGTAATACTCATTGACTGTTGTCATCACCTCTGCACCAGTTCTCTCATCTTTTTGTTTTTTGATTTCACGAACTTTGCGTATTTTTCGAGGATCAATATAACGCAATTCTTTAATACCTTCAGCAGGATTTGTTTTGTCGATGATTATGTGATAATACATTCTACCATCAATATAATATCTGCGGAAGATATCGTGAGCCATGTTGTTGTAGTTCATCAATTTTAAAATTGTATGAAACTCTTCTCTCAAAGCTTTTTTAATTTTTTCTGGTTGTTTTAGATTGTCTAAGATAATATTAATAATTTTACCGTCGTCGTCTTGTACAATGGCTTCATTAACTATGTCATCGATTGCAGATTCAATTTCTGGTTGCATTGACATTTCACGGTATCTGGAAATTAATTCTACTTCATTTTTTGCAGTACCGTCCAAGTCAACATATGTACCATAATATGCAGCTGAAGAAATAGTTAATGCGCCATCATCTGCGGCCGGAGGCGCAAACGATTGTTGAGCAAGATCATCTTGCTCTTTTTTATCACGCGAGATTGTAAATCCGAAAAGTGAAAATTTATTTGTATCGGCCATATTTCTTTAAAATTAATAATAAAATCAATAAAACATAAATGAAGGAGCCAAAAGGCTCCTCCGCTTAATTCAAACTAAAAACACCATTAAACTACACTGGTGTTGAATTGGTTTCCCAATACTGATAAGCAAATGTTACCGTGAATTCTTCAATAGCATCATTAGAACCCCAATCCAAATCGATTGCAGATATGTCAATTGGGAAAAGTCCAACAAAGTTATAATTCTTTATGGCATCTCCTGTTTTGCCATACTGCACAACATTCGCGTCAGTTGTGTAACCACCAACTGTTGTTGATGGACCACTACCATTTCTAAGTGCAACACCGGCTCTTGTGTTTGATCTGTGGTTGTTGATTGCGTTCATCCAACTTTCCATTGCGTTTCTGATTAAGAAATCTTCATCGTTAACAATGGTGATTGTCCAATCTGCAAATGATCTGTTGCCAGCAAATTTCATTTCACGACCAAAGTAGAACATAGGTACTGTTCCGATTGTGGAACCAGGTAACTGTGCTGACTTGGCCATGAATCTCATTTTGTTTGTTGCTGACTGTGCAGATAGTGCATAGCTTGGTAAAAACATATCTACAGAAAACAGATTGGCACGTGCGCCGTCACCAATCATGTTTGATCTGAATTCTGCTACATTAAATGCCATTTTTTTTCTCCCGTTATTGTTTATTTATTAAACTGCACCGACAATAGTGTTGAATTCAACACCTGTAGCAACAGCAACAAAATTCAATTGAATGTAGTTAATTGAACGAGCAGGCTTAATGTAAATATCACCAACGAATTGATTGTTGTCAATAACTTGTGGTGTATTATTTGTACCATCGCAAACAACCTTGAAATCGACTATACCACGGCGACCTTGAATGTCACGTAGGAAAGGAGTGATCAGAGATACAAATTGTGATCTTGTGAATTCGTCATTCAATTCGAATAGTGAAAACTTAGATGCTTCAGAAATTGCCTTTTCCATAACAATGAACAATCTACGGACATTAATACGATCAAATGCGGAAGGCTTGTTCAACAGTGTCTTGTCACCAAACAGAATGGTTCCTTGACCAGGGAAAGAAACAACTGGATTTACGCCTGCTGCATACAATGTGTCCCGAAATGTTTTAGGTGGGTTCCATGCAAGCTTGATAACATTTTTGATAGCGCCACGGTTATAACCTGCTGGAGAGAACCAAGGATCTCTTACATTATCAGTAAAGACGCAAAGACCAGCGATATCGCCGTTCAATGGTATCCAACGATATACATTATTATATTTGTCAAATTGATATTTCCAACCAGAATCTGCCACAACATATGATGAATAACGACCTAATGATGTTAACCATGAAGTGATGTTGGTTGTCGCAGTTGAATCTGTTTCGTTGACCACATCTGTGTACGCTGGAGAAATGAAAGCAACGCAATCTTTCCGAGCGTTAACAACATTATCAATTACGTGTTGTTGAACTGTTGTACTTGCATCACCAGTTATAACTAGAGAAATATCAACCGTGTCTTTATTGCCAAATAAGTCCCAACCAGTTTCTATATTTGCATCTGAAGGTAGTTCATCGTTGCCACCACCTAATGATTGAAATGTATTTGTAACAACAGCAAATGTTTTATTTGCAGATGTTGTACCCCATGTAGATACCGTATTTGAATAATCTACAGGTGCAACTGCGTAAATATAATTAGAATTATCAAAAATTACTTGCTTGAAGTAATTTGATTGTCCGTTAATTTTTGCATCTGATGCTTTTGAAACAAATGGGAATGTTTCCAACACGGTACCTTTTACACCAGAAAACAGACCATCTTCATCAACAACAACAATGTGCATTTCGTCGGTACTACCACCTAAAGACGATACATAATCTGATGTGCCTGGCGCTGATGTGAAATATGATTTATAATCCCATGTGCTGAACCCCGCGCTGGCCGAACAAACCGAAACGTTTAGGGAATTACCTAAAGCACCAGGAAACCTGGCCATGAAAGCGCCATACACATTAGTATTTGCGCTCAAGTATGTTTCTTGAAAAGCACTTTCGTTGTCAACTTTGACGGCTTGACCTGATGTAACAGCTGCATTTTTGCAATTTGCGCCGACAGCTCGAACAACTCTTAAATTATTGCCATATGACAAAAAGTTTGCCGCTGTGAAGAAAGACACAGCGGAGTTTGTACTCGGTTGACCAAAAGCCTTTACTAAAGAAATTTCACTATCAACTAATGTAATTTCTTGTGCTGGACCCC